GATGATAAAATACTTTTGTGGAAAAGTAAATCTGTACAAGGCACTGTTATGGTTATATTAACAGCTTATTCTTTGAATAAATCGGCAATACTATCTATTGGAATTGGATTAGCAGAATTATTCGGGGGTGAATGTGACAATGCTATAATTGGCAGTTTATTATTAGCAAATCGATTTAATCATAATGTTTTATATTCAGCTTAAACGGGTTTTTTCAAAAAAAATGAAACCTTAAACAATAATAAGTCCAGGTAAAGAAACCTAATCCGAAAATGTTAAGAATTCCAGGAGTATACTGTTATCGTATCGACCAAGATCATCCTATCTATATAGATGAGGCGAGAGGAGGTGGTGTTTTTCGTTGGAAGATTGGCATGTCTGATAATGTTATCAAAAGAATCTCAGACGAATTAGATGAAACTTTATGTTGTTTAGTTAAAACTCTATTAAAACCTTATCATTTTAGACGAGTTATGCGTGTTGTTGATTATGTGACAGCCGAGAAGGTATTAAAGGAAAGACTAAAGAAGTTAGCAAAAGAACAAAAAAAGGACACACTATCTATTGACCCAAATGGGAAAAAGGAAATTTTCGAGCTAACAGAAAATGAAGTAGATAATATTTGGCTTCCTATTCCTGAACTGAATAGTTCAGATGAAAAATTGCCATATGTTCCTAGCAAATTCGCGTATTTGGGTGCATCTCTTATGAATATTGTTGAATGTTTAGATAACGGGGAAGATATGAAGTTTATTAGTGGTACGAAGCATGAAGCTTATAGGAATAATAACAAGAAGGAGGGGAAACGTGTTGATAATATTCTCAAACAACAGACAGAAGAGGGGTTCACATTGAGAGATTGCTTTGGAGTGAAGTTCGGAAAGAATGGTAATAAAGAACTATACATGAAGCCGCGCCTAAAGGAATCTGGTAAGTATATTCATAAAGATAGTAAAACTGGAGAAGAGAAGGAGAAGAATTATGCTATGGAACATTTTAAGTATGATTTGGAACACGGGATTATTTGTATTATTTGAAACAAAAAATAAACTACAAATATATTGAGGGACTTCGTTTTTTAATATATTGTAATAATTAAGGATTTTCATGAGAATCTTGAATTTGCTTAAACTATTCGTAACTATAAGATGTTTTTCTGTTAAAAGAGAATTATTATCTGCAAAAATTGTCTTAAATAGAGAGATTAGTAAAAGGACTGCAAGGCCAATTATACTCGAAATTCAGAAAAATAGATGTTTAATGTGTAATCAAAAATTTAATAGAATGGTACCCCACGAAATGCATCACGTAGATCACAATAGAAATAATGATACATTATATAATTTTGCAGCTCTATGTTCAAATTGCCATGCAGCTCACCATCGCTATAATATAAAATTCCCGTATAAGAGACATCAAAAAATGTTCTTTAAGCCAGATAAAAAATGATGTATATTTTTGCCTATTTAAGTAAAGATATATAACAAAGTAATATGGCACAAAAGATATGGAATTCCGATTTTGTAGATTCCTTAAATGAGCTTGAAACTATATCAAAAAATAAAGGCGAGATATTTCGAGCAAGAGCTTACAAAACAGCATCAGATACAATCCTAGCTATGTCTGAAGAAATATATGATGTAAATCAACTAAAAGATGAAAAAGGTATTGGAAAAACGATATTTGAGAAGCTAAAAAGTTTGGTTGAAACTGGTAAAATTAATGCTATTGAAAGAGAAAAATCAAATGTTTTACATCAATTATGTAAAATATATGGGGTTGGACCAAAAAAAGCGTTAGATTTATCAAATACAGTCTCATCAATTGAAGAATTAAAGTCAAAGCAAGATTTGTTGAATGATAAACAGAAAATTGGTCTCTTCTATTTTGAAGATCTTCAAAAAAGAATACCTAGAGCGGAGATTGAAGAATTTGACGCTAAAATCCAAGATATTATCAAAGATTTAAAGCTACAAGATAGTTCCATAAATGCTGAGATAGTTGGGAGTTATCGAAGAGGAGCCTTATCATCTGGCGATATTGACATTATATTTACAAGTGATGATCCGAAAAGTTTTAGCTTATTTCTTGAAAAGGTATCTGATGCGAATATGATTCTTGAATATTTGAGTAAAGGTTCTAAGAAAAGTTTGACTATCGGAACGCTTGGTAAAGATGATAGTATTGCAAGAAGAATTGATTTCTTGTATTCTCCTCCAAAAGAATATCCATTTGCAATTCTATACTTTACTGGTTCTATGGCCTTTAATGTTGTAATGCGCAGACATGCTTTAACATTAGGATATTCTTTGAATGAGCATGGATTTACGCCACAACCAATCAATGAAAACTTCAAAACAGAACAAGATATTTTCGACTTTCTTGGTCAAGAATACAAAAGTCCTAGCGAAAGAACTAGCGGCGCAGCCGTTATATTGAAGAAAAAAAATGATGTGATTAACATGAATGGAGGAGCAAAAGATAACAAACCCGATATATCATTAAAAAAGAAAACACGTAGTCTAAAAAAGATGAAATACGATGGTTCTCAGTTTGATGAAAACTATAAGAATATGGACCTTGGAGATATTGTTAAGCTAATCAGAAGAGCTAGCGATGCATACTATAACTCAAGTCCCATAATGACTGATGCAGAGTTTGATATTTTAAGAGATCATGTTGAATCTGTTGCACCAGATCATCCTGTATTGAAGGAGATTGGAGCACCAGTTGTGTCGCGCCACAAAGTTACTTTACCTTATTTCATGCCATCCATGGATAAAGTTAAGCCAGAATCTCTTGATAAATGGCTGAATACTTACAAAGGACCATATGTAATCAGTGCAAAGTTGGATGGTGTAAGTGCAATGTATGTTCAAAAATCGGATAGTATGAATCTATATACTCGTGGAAACGGTTCTGTTGGTCAAGATATCAGTCATTTAATTCAGTATATTTCCAATATACCTCCCAATAATGGTGAAGATATGGTAATTCGTGGAGAATTGATAATTTCTGATTCTGATTTTGAGAAAAACTTTGCTAATGAGAAGGCAAATGCCCGGAATATGGTAAGTGGTTTAGTAAGTAGGAAAAATGGGCTTCAAAAAAATAGGATGAAATATGTGCATTTTGTTGCATATGAAGTAATCTCACCAGTATTATCTCCCTTAGAACAAATGAAATTTGCTGAAAAAAAGAATTTTGAAGTAGTACATAATGAGACTATTGACAAAATGAGTGTTGAAAAGGCAAGTGATACTCTTGTAAACTGGAGAAAGAATGATGAATATTCCATCGATGGTATTATCATCAGTCAGAATGACATATTCAAGAGGGAAAACAGTAATCCTAAACATTCTGTTGCATTCAAAATGGTTTTATCGGACCAATCAAAAGAGTCTGTTGTAACTGGAGTTACATGGAACACTAGTAAACATGGTTTGAAAAAACCGATTGTTCAAATTGAACCGATATTAATCGGTGGTGTTACAGTTAGAAATATTTCTGGACAAAATGGGAAATTTATTGAATCGAATATGATAGGACCCGGTGCTATTATTGAAGTGGTTCGACGAGGTGATGTCATTCCTTATATTGAAAAAGTAATTAAACCTGCGAATAAGCCTGCGATGCCTGATGGAGAATATGAATGGACTGCGACAAATGTTGATATTATCGTCCCTGTAGATGATGAGTCAAGAGAACGTTTAGCTTTAGCGTTCTTCAAAGATATTGGTGTAGATGGAGTTGGTATTGGAAATATAAAGAAATTTAGTAAAGCTGGATTCAAAACAATACCACAAATTTTGAAAATGACTAAAGAAGATATTCTTAGCATAGAAGGTTTTAAGGACAAATCTGCGCAAAAAATCTATTCAGGATTACAAGAGTTACAGGCTGATAATTTTGGTAAAGTTCCTATTGAAAAATTGATGGGATTATCTGGAACATTTGGTCGAGGGATTGGTGGAAAACGTATAAAAGAGATTTTCAAATTATACCCAGATGTACTGAATAGAAACATTTCTGAAGGTGAAATGATTGAACTTATTCAAACCGTTCCTGGATTTTCTGTTAAAACTGCTACTCAATTTGCAGAAGGTTTAGAAAAATTTAAGAGTTTTGCAGAGAATATTGGATTTAATTATGTTACTCATGAAGCTTCTACTACAAATGTAGAGAAGAAAAAGGAGGGTGTCCTTACTGGTAAATCAATTGTATTTACTGGTGGAAAAGATAAGGAACTTGAGTTACTAATTACTGAAAATGGTGGAGAAATTGGTTCTTCTGTATCTTCTAAGACATTTGCAGTTGTTACAAAGGATATTAACATATCATCTACAAAGACAAAGAAGGCAATATCTCTTGGCATACCTGTATATTCTATTGCAGTATTCAAAGATATGTATTTATCATAAAAAATCAATAAAAACAAAAAAAAATCTTTTTGTAAGTAATGTTGTTAGCAATAATCGCCATAGTTTCGCTTATCATTTTTTTCAGTTACTTTGTTAAAATTAATCTTAGTTTTCCATCGAAATATGATAATTCAAAGAAAAAGCGAAAAGTTGAAGAAGAAATTGAACCAGAATCGGCATCATTTGCGGAATATAAGCAAATGCGATACCAATTTTTGAATTTTGCTAAGTTTTTCCTATTAGTTAAGCGTCCTTACGGATTACAATCCGAACTTGACCTTGAAATGGGAGAAACTGGTAATATTAATGGAAGAGCACGAGGAGAGCAAAGTTCTGGTAATCCTGAAGGATGCCAACATGTCTGTTCAAGTGACCCAACATGTAATGCTTGGAAATACAATAGTATAGATGGAAAATGTAAAAAGTATAAGATTGACGATAGAGGTGATGTAACAATAAATGAGGATGGAGAGGACCAAATTGGTTATGTTTTCCGGGCTAAAGACAAATGGGCTGTTGAAGATTTATCTAATTTACCAGCAGATAAAGACTCTTTTAAAGCGATTGCGGATATGGTTCTTAAGCTAAATTGTAAAATGCCTGAGCTTAGAAAAAGAGCAAACAGAGTTGTTTCAAGCCCAAATGTTAGATATTGCTTTGAAAAAGAATTAACTACTGATGGCTTATCCCCAGAATATATATTAGCAAGAGATGAAGCACTCAAAAGTTTAGAAATGTCAATGAAATTTTTCATTTTCTCAGGAGATAGTGGTGATTTCCAACATAAAGTTGAATACTCATTATTAATGGCTAAAACTTATAAGAATGTGTCGGAACGATTACAACTATATAGTGACGATGCACATCTATCCAATGCTATTGAGGAAGCATCTGCAGAATTATTGGAGTATTATCAGTTCTATAATATTGTTAAAACTTATTTTGATACCAATCTTGATAAAAATATGAATAGTGTTATTACAAGAGAAGAATTACTTGAAGTCTTTAAGGACATGATGTTGAATGGTCAAAATTTAGAAGGTGAAATTTTCCAGGATGGTGACTTAATGTTTAATGAAGATACGTGTTTCAGTCTTGACAGTATTAGAGAATTGGTTGATAAATTCTTCCTTAAATTTGACATGAATAACGACGGTGTCATATCTTTATATGAAATGTTATCTTCAAAAGAGATACCAAAACCTAAGTATGAATTGCCTAAATGTAATGAAGATTAAAAATACTCACATCTAAACAAAAACTAACTTTTTTAAATTACATATAGATAATGTGGCTGAATATTATAGCTGTTATTGTTTTAGTACTTTTTTTTAGTTACTTTCTAAAAATCAAAATTAATGTTGGTGATAAAAACGAGAAAAAGGATGATAAAATTGAGGAGGAAAAACTACCTTCTTCATCAAGTCAGGCTCGATATGAAGAATCCAGATATGCTTTTTTGAAATTTGCGGAATTTGTTCTTCTGAAAAAAAGACCATTTGGCCTCAATAATATGGATGATGATTCAAAAGGAACAATATCTGGAGATTCAAGAGGAAACCAAACCGCCGGTTCTAGTGGTGGTTGTAAAAACATATGTCTTAATGACCCAGAATGTAATGCTTGGCAATATTCATCAAATGATGGAAAATGCGAGAAATACAATATCAAGAATAGAGAGCAAATTAAATTTAGTGATTCAGGAGATAATATTGGTTATGTATTTCGCCCAAAAGATAGTGATTGGGCAGTACAAGACCTTTCTGGATTACCAACTAAAGCTAACTTTTTCAAAGCTGTTGCAAATACTGTACTTAGATTAAATTGTAAAATTGAAAAACTAAGAAATAAAGCAACTCAAGTTATGAGTACATCTAATGTCAGATATTGCTATGAAAAAGAGGTGACCTCTGGAAATCCAGATGAATATTTACGTGAAAGAGATGAAGCTATTTCTTTTTTAGAAGATGCTACAAAATTTTTTATTTTTTCTGGAGATACTAAAGAATATCCTGAACAAATTGAATGCTCTTTATATTTCTCAGTCATTGTAGAGAATATGAAAAATTTGCTATTTAAATCGAATAATAATTTGAAATCAGGGGTTATAAATGCTGCAAATCAACTTAAACCACATTATAGTAATTTTCTAACTGTTAGAGATTTTTTTGATTCACGTATGGATAAAGATTATAATAGTTCTATCGATAGGTCTGAATTAACAGCTGTATATGAACAAGCTCTTAAATCGGGACAAGGAATAGCTATGGATGTTATTGATTCAGAATTATCATTAAAAATGGGCGATTGTAGTGAAGATATACAAGGATTAGTTGAAATGTTCTTTTCAAAATATGATACGAATGGTGACGGTCTTATTCATTTATATGAATTATTAGCATCATATAATATTCCAAGACCATCTTATGAAGGCGGAATGTGTTCTTCAGGTAATTATAAGAACACAGCATCCAAAAACGGTAGTTTTCCTACAAAATGTTATGGTTGTACTAGAGTTACTCGTGGCAAGAAACAAATAGAAAAATGTAAGAAAGTTCCCAAAGATAGATGTCAAAATGGCAGATATATTTGTAAACCTGGCAAAATTGATGATAAAGGAGTATGCCCTACGAATGATAGAGTTGCGTGTGCATGGGACAATTCTAAAAATAAATGTGTACGAGATAAGGATTATAGTAATTCAAGCAATAGTTCAAAAGATACTGATGACTCCCCCTCGACTGATGACTCTACTTTAGGAGGTGGAGGTGGAGGTGGAGACGGTAATACAACATGTAAAATCCACAGTTCAGAAAGACTTCGCGATTGGTTAGGAGGTAATGTTAATGCACCAAAAAAATGTCAGGATGTAAACAGACAAATGGTTAAACAGAGAACTCGTTTCGAAAGAAAGGGGGCAGATATGGGCGATGGATATGGAGGTATGAAATATACTTGTGAACGTACAAGAGAAGTCAGTCAGGACGGACAAACACAACGCGGATGTGTATTCAATCTAAACGAATCAAAGGATTCAGGAAACGGAAAAGGAATGAGAAACTGGCTAAAGGATAATATCGGTAGTGATTTTGATGACCCAGAAGGTGATTTAGCAAAAAAAGGACCTTGTCAACCAGCAGACGTGTGTCCTAATCAGGAGTTTAGAGATTAGACCAAACTAAACAATAACATAGCATTTGAAAATGCTAATAAATATGTACTTATTTTCCACCAGTTTATAGGACCACTCAATTGATTCCAATATAAATCCATTTCATAATCAAGAATTTCTAATTTTTCATCGCGACTTAATTCTTTCCAACCCAATGGAGGTTCTACTTCATCAATATCGTCTCCAATAGGGTCTTCAAATCTCGGACACATTAGCAATTTTGTTTTAGTAAGGGCATTTTCCTTGGATTTCGATTTTGCTTTCGCTTTCGCTTTCTTCACATATTCCCTAAACTCCATAGATAATATATATCAACTATTCCTTAAATAGTTGATGAATTATGTGAAAAATTTTGATTATTTCTAAAAAATGAATATAAACTACACATAAACAGTATAATACTATGATGTTTCTAAATATTAAGCCTATTCCCTATGGTCCAGAATTAGGTATTCGCCCATGTGACAACACTTCACCTTCTGAGGAACAATACAATTTTATCAAGAATTACTTTGAAACAAAGATGAACACTAAGACTACTGATTCGGGTTTAGATCTTCCCCTTCCTTATGATGTTACAGTTCCTGCGAAAACAATTGGATTCAAAATTCCATTGGGTATTTCTGCTCAACCTGTATTTGAAGATGGTAAAATTAGAGGGTATACGTTATACCCGAGAAGCTCGACTGGTTCAAAAACACCTCTAAGACTATCGAATGGTACAGGGATTATTGATTATGAATATAGGGGAGAAATAACCGCATGTGTTGATAATATTTCGGATGAACCATATTCCGCAAAACAAGGTCAGCGCTTGTTTCAACTTTGCTCTCCAGATCTATCTCCTATTAGCTATGTTGTATCGAATGAGCTTAATACAACCAGTCGTCAATCTGGGGGATATGGTTCGACAGGTGCTTAATTTAGATAGATAAGTCTGAAATCTTTGTTGAAGTAGGATTCTTATTCTCTAATCCTTTTTCTTCTTCTATCCATTTCTTTAATTTTTCTGATGAAGATAGTTTTTTTTCGACAGGAAGTTCAGAAATGGATGATGATTCTTTTACTTGCATACTCTCTTTTATTAGAAAGTCAAAGTCATATAAACATATGAATGCGATTACGATAACTGTAAACAATGTAAAACGTATTAAGTTTGTTATCATTGCTGAATATCTATATTTTATTATAAGAAAAATCTATTAGAATATTAAACATGGTTCGTCATTATGTTCCTATTAAAGATAGAAACTTTGAAAACGGAACATGCTATAAAAAAGAATTTCAGAAATACAAATGGAATTCCCAATCCGAAAACAATACCAAAACACAACTTTTACCACATCAACAATGGTTAGCTAATTATATTAACCCAAAAACCCCATATAAAGGAATGCTAATATACCATGAAACTGGTACTGGAAAGACATGTACAGCTATTTCAATCGCTGAAAATTTTAAAGATGAACTTATCAGAGACAAGAAAAAAGTAATTATACTTTGTAGTGATAATATTAAACCTGAATTCTATAGAACTATTGCTAATACTGGAGGCTCTTTCAAATGTACTGGAGATACATACAATAATATGATAGATTCTGAAGATATTACTGAAAAAAACCTAAATCAAAAGATTAATGAATATTATACCTTTCTAACTCATCAGAAATTTGGAAAAGATGTTGAAAGACATACAAAGAAAAAACCAGATGCTATACACAAAAAATACTCTAACTCAGTTATAATAATTGATGAAGCACAACATTTACGTTCTAAATTTGACACTAAAGATAAGAAAGATAAAGGAGAAAAACTTAGTCATGATGCCATTGATTTGATAAGTAAACATGCCGAAAATGTTAAAATTGTATTTTTAACAGCAACTCCAATGTATGATAATCCAATGGAAATTATTTGGATGATCAATGTGCTTATAAGAGTAAATGGTGATAATATTGATGAACTTAAAGAAAAAGAAATATTTGATGAAAATGATGGATATAGTTTTAAAGAAGCTGGAAAAGAACTATTTATACGTGCTATAAAGGGAAAGGTTAGTTTTTTAAGAGGTGGAAATCCAGAAGCTTTTCCATTAAAATTACAAGACCCACAAGGAATCACAAAATTTCCAAAAACTAGCTTTCTAAACAAACCTATTACTGATACAAATATACAGAATTCTAATATTAAACTAACCGTATCAACTATCTCAAAATCACATTATGAAATTATTCAAAAAAGAAACCAAGAAAAAATTGACTATGGAACAAAAGATAGTTTTCATATGCAAATGTTACAATTAAATAACGTAAGTTGGTATACTAAAACAAGCGATGATGACGATAGTAACTCTGGTAGTGGATTAAGTAATCATTTCAAAATTACAAAACAAGGTATATATACTCCTATTGAACCAAATGTTCTTAATGAACTTGATAAATATGCTCCTAAAATCAATACTATTTTGAATCACATACTCGAAATGGGGGATAATGGAATCGCATTTGTATTCTCACAGTTTGTATCCTCAGGTGTTATTCCTATGATGTTAGCATTAGAATCAAAGGGTTTCTCAAAATACGACGGATTAAATTCCAAATTTCATCATTTGAAAATTCCTCGTAAAAAAGATGAGAAGGAGAGGGGTAAGTACATAGTTATTACTTCGTCTAAGATATTAGCAACAAATCGTCAAAATGAATTGATTAATATTGCTAAAAGTAAAGGTAATGAAAATGGACAGAAAATTAGAGTAATTATTGCATCGGGTGCAGGTGGAGAAGGAATAGATTTACGTTGGATCAGACAAACACATATCATGGAACCACATTTTCATTTCTCTCAAATAGAACAAGCTGTTGGTCGCGCAATTCGTAATAACTCCCATTCTGAATTGACACCTGAAAACAGAAATTGTACAATATTCTATCATACAACTCAATACCCTAAAGGTGTTGATATTGAAACAGTAGATATGCACCTTTACAGAATAGCTATGAAAAAAAGACAAGCTTCTCAAACTGTCCGTAAAATTATTCAAGAAAATAGTATTACATGCGAATTCTTTAAAAATGCCAATGTATTTGATTATACCAAGTTTTTTAGTAATTATATTGTTGATAGTAAGGGCAAAAAATTCAAATTTACCAAGAAAATGATTGTTGATGAAGGTTATAGTGAAGAATGTTTAACTTGTAATACAAAACACGAAATCGATTCTGACACATATATACCTCTTTTACATAGTAAATGGCACATTTATGAAACAATGAGATTTATAGACCAACTTTTTAAAGAAAATGATAAATATTCACTTAACGATATTATTCAACATATTAAAACATGGAATCATGATATTGATAATGAAAGTATCTATTTCGCTTTGGATATTATTACCAATTCACCCGAAAGAATTATTGAAAATCAATTCGGAGTGAAAGGAATCATATCTTTAATCGGAAATTACTATATGTTTGCTCCAGAATATTCAGAATATAATGGAGATTATAGTGGAATACCATTAATCTTATCAAATAGTTTCATTTCATTAGATACAATTCAATGGCCCGATAGACCAAGTCCAAATCAGTTCGTTCATTCGGATATTGACATCAAAATTGAAAATGATTATACCAAGTTGTTACAAAAAATCAACTTCAGTGACGATGGATTTTGGTCAAATATTTCTAATATCAGAAATCAGCTATTAGCAGATGTTTTGATAGATAAATTAAATCCAGAACACAGAAAAATACTATTCTTTAGTGATAATAAATTAAACGATAAATTTTTAAACAATTCTCTTGATAGATACAAGGAAGGAGAAAATTTTATAGACATAACCTCTATTGATGAACAATACAAAATCGTCAATTCAAAAAACAAAATTATTAAAATGGGTCCCAAACCCAAAAATACCAAATCACCCAAAAGAACACTATTCGGATATCTTGATATAATTGATGACAACACACACCTTTATGTAATGGATGCTAGAACCAGTTCCAGACCAAACGGATGGAAAGTTTTAACTCAACAAAAAGACAAAATCATATCCTTTATAAACAGTTTAATTCAAATACAACCAGAAAAAAATAAACAACCTTTATTCAAACATCCACGATACGTTTTAAACAATCCTAAGAAAGGAGATTTATTACTAAAAACAAAAGATGTTAAAGTACTCAAAACAAAGGATATTAAGGCCCCAGAATTAATGATAGAACTCGAAATGTTGTTCAGATATATGAATACAATTATAGATAATACTGAAATTAAATGGTTTTATAGTTTATTAGATGCATATGATTATGGAATTGAATCAAAGAAAGCAAAGTCAAAAAATACTGATAAAAAGGGTACCGCTATTATTAAAACAAGAAGAAAAAATACAAATCCTTCCAATAAGCAAACTAAACGTAAGAAATAAACAGTTTATACATAACAAATGTCACTATATACCATTATCTCATATTTAATGGGATTATAAACAAAACAACATGAAAAACAACCACAATACTTTTCTAAAAGAGATACAGATTTCTTTTCATCTTCTAACTCATTTGATTCAATTTTGAATGGATATCTAAATTCAGTTAGAAAATCATATCCATATTTATCTGGTACTTTTACAAATAATTGTTTTTTTTTCTCAATTTTAATCAAATCATTCAATTCAATCGTCTCTCCATTGTATTTTTTTATTAAAAAATTGATTTTTTCAATTAAATTTTGTTTTATTAGTAATAAATCATTCTCATCATACTCACCAAAACTAAAAATTAGTCTTATTTTCATTTAATATAATCTGATTTATGAGTTAAATCTTATAATTAAAATCTCTTTTTTCATAATGAACCATTTATTCGAATCAAAAACAATTATTAACACTTGTAAATCTCTTATAGAAAATAAACAATTTATTGTCGTAAACACAATTTTGAATGGACTTGTATATAATGTTATTAATGTACCCAATATACCCAGAGAAATGATAAGTTATGTTAGAAAAAACAACAATACATATATTATTTTAGTTGAATCCAATGGAAACGGTCATATTACTCAAATGAAGAGTATAATTGAAAATTTAAAAGATACTTTTGTCTGTGTTGGAATAATTATTGGAAGAGAAAAACCTTTAGCAACTAAATTCGCAAAAGATAATCAAATACCTATTTTAAACCTTCACGAACCTAAATATGTATCAGACCAAACAACCGATAGCTTAGTAAGTGAAACATTATCATGTATTGTTGAATATAGTTACTATCATTACACAACTGTTACTAAATTTATTACTTCAAAATCACCAGAATTCATAATTAATTTACACTTACCAATCAAAATTCTTTCTAATTATACAACAACTGTATTCAATATCAGCAGTCAAAATCGTTTGAATTTTGATATGGATGAACAAAATATATTGTCAGAAAACAAATTTGATAAATTTGATACATTACTTGTACAATTTTCCAGCTATATGATTAACAATAGTCATTTTAGAGCACATAAAATTGCAATAGATTGTATTGATAATCCAAATGTTACTACTATCCCACCATTAATCAAGACCATTCATTCTTTATCAACTGGAACAGATAAGTCTATCGTTTGTTACTTTAATGTAGAACCACACATATCATTCTATAGGCTTTTTTCAAACTTTCCAAATATAGTGTTTAACGTATTTCTAGAAAATATACCTTCTAATAGAGAAATGATGTATTTATCTGATAATATACATTTTTATGAATTAGGTAACTTATTTCAAGATATGAGACAGAAATGTATTGGAGTCATTTCCTCATGTGGTGTTGAAAGCATTTATGAAAACTTTCAATTAGGATTACCAATGGTATGTATACCATCTAATTCAGAACAGTTATTCAATGCATATGACCATTCCAGAAAAATACCAGGATTTGATTATACTTTTGAACTTACTAAAAAACATATTGAATGGCTAATCAATTTCAAAAAAAATACATATTATTGGAAAAAACATAAACAATTCAAGAAATACTTATTAAAAGACTACTTGTTAAAAGACTATATTAAACGGGTTCTTGATAGTCCTTAACTATTGAATACTACATTCATGATGACTTATATCATTATTTATATCCTTATCATCATTACAACAATATTCATCCTCTATAAATGGATCTTCTATATCAATCCAGTTAATTATTATTCTTTCTGATAATACAATCTCTCTGTTAATTTTTAAAGTAAATAAATATCCAGAATAGCAATTCTCATCAGAAAATCTAAATATTTTTATTGTAGTCAATTCATCAATACCACCAAACTCCAAAAAAGCGTCAACATATACATAAAATGTACCTTCACTCGTTTTTCGTATCTTTCCAAGTCCTCTTAATTCATTATCAGAAAATACACCTAAACGATCCCACTCTTTTACCACTTTTATATCCCA